ACGCGAATGCACAAGATCCTCAAAAAGGACCTCACGCACACGCCTCCCAACTGGATCCACCTCAAACTGGTCATACCAGTCATTGATGTATGCAAGGATGTACTGATGAATGTCTGGTTGCTCCGAGGCATCAAATGCCTTGAAGTCTCCAGCAAACACCTTATCACCCTTGCGGAGAAGCTCACGAGCTAGGACCGACCACTCTGAATAGTAGTTGATCCCGGGGGCCATGCCTGACACCGTGTGGTGCACAAACATGGATGAAAGAAATGCACCGAAGTACATCCTCACTGCGATGGTGTAGTCAAGAGGGGCACCAGAGATTGCTCTCGATGCCACCGCCTCAACTTTGGCCAAAGGACGGGTCTCGTCTTTGAGGAAGTCACAATAAATATGTGACAACCGTTCACCACACTTGGCGGATTCGATGATCTCCTCCACTCTAGCGCGGATCACCACGGCCAGCTCAGAATCATAGTGGACCTCCTGGTCTGCACCAAAGAAGTCCTTCTTGCCATTGGTAGCTTTAAGCCGCCAAGGCCAGCCAGGAGACGTAGACCTGTTGATGGCCTTAATCTTCATGGCTGACACTCCTTCCACTGACTCCTCAAATGTGAGGATATGACGCGGGCAGTTTGCAGACAGCTTGTTATGCTGCTGCATAGCCAACCCCATCACTGCACGTGGACGCACCAACACACTGGGCCTCACAGGCGTACGGTAGTTAGCCATAGCCTGATGCATGGGCCTAATGAGCTGGTCACCCTTGCGGACGGGGTGCAAATGAGCAGGTGCGACTGGGCATGGGCCCCAGCCGGTGAATGTGGTGCGCTTAAGCTTACTCTTGCAAGCCTGGCTCAGCACACTATCACGGGGCATCTTGCCCACATATGTGATGGAACCAGAAACCAAACCCGATTGCTCAGATGCTGGTTCCTGTTCCACCTCAAGCTCCACACCACGTGCCTCCATATCCTCGTCAAACCTGTCCTTGATGGGCACACGCTGGAACTTCTTGACAAGTCCCTCAATGAGCTCATAGGTCAAGGCACTCGCGTACCCTTCCCTGCACCCGAAGGACATCAATGACTGAGTCCTACCAGCAATGTGC